GGGTAGAGGACATCATTCATGACGATATCATCTGGTAGCGTGTATGATGATACTATTATATGTTCAATGCCGTCAATGGTTTGTCTTTGGATATTGCTTTTATTTACTCTGGAAATGCATTGAACCATTTTTAGATTTTTCATTTCATGCCTCGATGTAGTTGCCGTTTTTGTCGATTAGTACTGTTCTTACAGAACAGAGGCAATTAATTTTGTTGGCGTCTTCAGCGAGCCACGCCTCTTCTGCCTCAGGAGTATAAACAAGATAATGCCGCGCAGCGTGATGTTTCCTCGTTCTGTCGGGTAATAAAGCTGAAATATGTCGAACCATTGGTTTAAATCCGCTTATTTCCCCAGCAGTTTTAGTGGCTCTTAACTTAGTGTCGCGGTATGCGTTATTAACCTCAGTCCGCGCAATCCGATCCGCATTACTTTTGCTCACATCAAACCGTTGCTGAATACTTTTCGAAATCTCAGTCGGTGTCAGACCGGCCCTTATCCCACTATTAATTTTCTGGATGACCTGGGCCGCCGTTGTATTTGATAGTGATTTGATCACCTGAAAATTTTCGATGTAAACATTCCGAAGTTCCGCCAGATATTTAGGCGAAGACAGCACGACTTCCGGCGCGATCCGCTGCGGCTCCATGCCGCCCCTGCCCATCATCCCTGCAAGGATAGCCAAGGCAATGAGCCGGTTAAATTCGTTTAGCTCTTCGAGTGTTGCCTGGCGAACCGGCAACTCAACCTCGCCTTTGTACCACCACCCCATAGGCATGGTATCGCCTTGCGTTTCGAGCAGCACGTCATTTAAGACCTGACGGATTTTATTGTTCAGGATCTCTGTTTGTTCAGGTGTTAAATCGTAATCATAGACCGGCTTTTGCTCGTTTACAGTATATGTCCGGCGCTTTTTTGGTATCGCTCTAAAAAGCGAAATCACGTCAATCTGCGCTTTTTGAAGCCGCGCCCACAGTCGCTTTGATGTTCTGGCCCTATTAGCCCGTTGACCAGTCGGATCACTCTTCGTTTGTTTCATCTATCATCTCGCTACCGGCATCGACTTCGTCCATCGCTTCGAATCCTGCCATCTCTCGGATCTCTGAGCCGTCAAATGCAATGCTCCCACCAGACTTAAATTGCTTGTCGTTGATATCAGCCATCTTGTTTGCGGCATCAAGTTGTTCAGTCTTAGATAGCTGCAAAAGATCATCCCATTCAACTTCATACTCGGCAGCCGGCAACACTCCCCACTTGATAAACCAATCGATCATCGCATTGATTGATTCCGTGCCGAAGTTTTCGCGCCTTGAATTGATCATGGAGAGGAACGAGCGACTGTCTTCGCTCGATGCCAAGCGGCCGGTCTGTTGGCCGATAAGTATCGTCGCTGGAATTTTACATGATGCCGCAACATCATAAAGCGAGTTAAAGAAAAAATCCTTCGGCTGAACCAAAGTAGAATCAAGCGTTTTGGCATCCATGCCCGGTGTCCACATTGCGCGGCGCATCCGGTTGTGGGCGAACTCGTCGTACTGCTCGTTGAATCGAGTCAATAGCGCTTCATTGGCCTTTGCGCTGGCCCCATCCTGTAAGCTAAAAACGATATTTTGAGCCGCGTTTTTATAGAATCCCTCGGCGCCGCCGCCGATTATTTTTCGCAGATCCATCAAGCTATTGTAACAAGCCTCTAAAGCAGATACGCCATAGATGCCGCCATTGTCGGCGTCTTCAGAGCAGATCACTATCCTATCGGGATGGATGGAAAAGCTACTGGCGATCATTTCGTTTCGGTTTCCGACATCGCCTGAGTTAAACTGATACATTTTCGGCATGCCGTAGTTTTCAGATCGCGGATCGTTATCCGTCTCTAAAACTCTAAGCTGCCCTTCGTAAAGCGGTATCATCTGCATGATTGCGCCGATGCCGTTTAGCCTATTCTCAATCGGCATTTCCGGGGATTTGCCGTCACGTATCCGCATAAACATACCGGCGTATCGGCCCACTCGCTGGCGCTTGTCTATCGCATGTAGTCGAATCCAGAATGAAACCAAATCGGCAAGGCGCTCGAACTCACGCATGAATTGAGCGTTGCTTGATTCGATCTCAGGCACTCGCATCCATGTGATATCCACGGGCAGTTCGCAGACTGCTTTGGCGATGCCGAATCTGCGATACATATTCCAGTAGTTGTAAAAATCGAGATTCTGATTATAACCAAAATCTAAGTAAATATTATGAAGAGTGTCGGAAAAATCATACCCACCGCTGATCGCCTGGGCGATCCGGCTGCGCGTATCGGTTAGCTGGTTGATCAGCAAACGCATTTCATCCGGCCCGATGGCGCCGTCTGTATTTGTTTTGATTTCAGGCTTTGTTTTGCTACGAAAAAAAGAGAACATTTTTATGCTCCGAAAAGAGAACATTTTTATGCTCCGACTGCCATTTTCAGCAGCCTTTCAAATTGAATATTCTGGCCGGATAGTTCTGTCAACAGATGGACACAGGCATCGACTCTGTTCGGCGATCTGCTATTGCTCAAACCGGTAAGCGCATCAAAATCAATCATCTCGTCTTCTAATTTCATCAGCCCCGGCTTATGCCGCACATATCCAAGCTCGTAAAGCGCCGCTATCGGTTCGGCCCGAAGTGTTTTACCCTTCGTCGCCCGAACTCTGATCACCCGCCCCTCAAATCCGGCATTGCGAAGAGTGTCTTCGCACATATCGCCGCCTTGATTAATTTCGATCACAACCGCATCGGCATCGTGTTTTTTGTAAACTGCGATAACCTTTTTCGCCCAAGTATGAGGCGACCCCTTGCAGGTATAATCAGCCTCGATGCCATATAAATTGTCTGCTATTCTGGTCCCGACAATAATGCCATGCTCATCTGATTTGTCTGTGTTTGATACTGCTGGATCGACGGATACAAGCCGTCTTTCCGGTTCGGTGTCGATCCACTTTCGCGCCTGGGCGATCATCGCGTCCGTCCAAAGCTCGCTTGCCTCGTCTTTTTTTTGTGGCGCTTGCATGTACTGCGCGAACCATTTACGGCGATGCGCCCTGAGGGCAATTTCGTGCTCTTGATTATGTTTATATGACCACAGCCATCCATCAGGCAGGTTGTGAGGTATCGGTATAGCGTGGGTGTTTTCTTCGGGATATTCTGCACTATTATCGATTAAAACCGGCAAGTTTAGATGGTGCCACTTTTCGCCGGAGCCACCGCGTAGAAGATAACCGGATAAATCGGAATAATGTACTCTCTGCATGATCACAATTACAGGCACCGTTTCGATTGCAAGTCGGCTCGATACTGTCTCGTTGTATCCTGCATTGATTTTTTCGCGTTTTACTTCGCTCGTTGCATCTTCAGGCTTTGTAGGATCGTCCACGACCAGAGCGCCGGTAAAACCATCACCATCCATATGGCCGGCACGAAAGCCGGTTACCTGCCCTCCGGTAGCTGATGCGCGGACACCACCGCCATCGACAGTCCACCATGTTTTTTTGCTATCAGCATCGTCTCGCGTCTTGATCAGCCACATTGCCTGATATTCAACGCTCTTTATGATCTGCCGCGTTGATGCCGAGTTTTGAAGAGCCAGATCTGCCGAGTATGAGAGGTGCAAAAAGCGATTGCGCGGATTTATAGCAAGGCCACGGCTCATGTAATAGATGGCTGCCATCGATGTCTTGCTATATCCAGGCGGCACGTTGATAATTAGCCGTGGGATAAAATCAGGGTGATCCGGCGGTAGCATCGTCCGGTCGAGAACAGTTTGGATTATTTCGTGGTGGGAACCGACGATCATTTTACCGCCGGTTTGTTGCTTGAAAAAATATCGGGCAAAGTAGAGCCCTTCAGCTTCGCATTTATTGCGTCTGATCTCTTTTATGTATTGATCTCGATTTTTAGCAATCGTCTTCCGCAAGCATTTCTTCCGTTAATTTTTGGAACTCTGCTTTGCTGAGGGTTACTTTTATCGGCCCGTCGTTTTTTCCGGATATTTCGTTTTCATGTTTTTCAACCCATCCGCGGGCCTTGCCTTTGGTCTTCAGATGAAATATCGCGGCAGTCAAATTCTTGTTCTGCATGTGGTGATAGACGACGTTTTCTGATTTGTCTATCAGTCTTTCTTCGATTTGCTTTCTTACTTCTTGTAACCGTGGGCTTTTGTTGATTCTATCGTGGATAGCTGGGGCAGAGACACCTAACAATTCTGCGGCATGGGATATTAGACCGTTAGTCTTCCTTAGCATCGATTCGATCTGCTGTATTTTAAGCGGTGGTTGCGTTCTTTTTTTGCCCATGACTTTTTTAATATATAAGTTTACTAGGTATTACGGATGCTTACGGTCTTTCATGTTATTTTTATTTTCAATTCATACCTCAAATGACATTACCATACCACGACGTTACATCGCACCAAACTACATCGCCTCAACTACACCAGACCCCACCGGTGCCATAAAACACTGGACATCGCCAGAACTACAAGATGCCGCACTTAACCCGAACAAAACTATAAATTGCTTAACCCAAGCTTAAAATTACTGCGCCGAGACAATACAGACTATACTCTGCCGAAACCTAAACATATTTGAGCGAAATTATCTTATACTTCCCAAATCCGCCACTGCCGCGCCACTGACCCAGGCCGTTCTCTTTTCCCATTTTAAGCGCATTGACAACCATCTCAAGATCAAGGCCCCTATCGTTTCGAAGCAATTTGACCTCAAATT